GCATCTGCTGTCATTACAAATTCATTTTTACTTAATCTTGCTGGTACATCATCAGCTCTTTCCTTTGTACCTTCAGGTATAAATCCACCACCTCTCATATCTTTTTCCATTATACCACCATCAGCCATACCAGATCTAGCTTGATCTACAAACTCTCTAAAAGACATTGGTTGTAATCCTTGTTCTTCCATTTCAAAAACATATTGCTCATACATTTCTTCTATGTCAGTTTTATATCCTGATGCCATTCGCATAATACCTTCATCAGATTTTTTACTCATTCTATCAAATTCATTTTGTGCCGCTTCTGCAGCATCTTTAGGAGATAATCCCATTTCTAAATATTTTTCAAAAAGCATTTCTAAAATTTGATCGTTTTGAGTATTAGACACTTGTTCACCGTATTCAATTCCTTGGTCTCTCATTAAATCCATAATACCTAAATCATCTGTTTCTTCTTCTATTTCTACTTCACCACCTCTAGCAAATCTTTTAAACTCTGCTGGTGCTACACCACCAAACGGTACACCAAAAGCTGCCTCTATTCCTGCCACAGCGTCTCTCATTGCTTCTGCATATTTAGGTTTTTCTCTAATTATAGGTCTGTCATCGTCATCATCTTTATCTTTTTTTGGTTTAGATTTTGGCAATACAACTTCTGTATCTTCGTCTATTTCAATAATAGGTGCTTTTCTTTTTATAGATAAAGAAGTAGCAGACATTGGAGCTTTAAAACCTCTCATTCTAGGAGTTATATTTTCAAAAAGTTCTGCAAGACCACCCTCATCATATCCATATCTGTCTAACATACTATTTACATAATCAGGTTCGTAACCTGCATTTAAATAAATATTTAAGATTGATGTTCTTCTTTTAGTTTTATCTAACACACCTTTTTTTCTTAATTCTTCGTTATACTTATCTATTTCATCTTGTTGAATTTCTGCAAACTTTGCAGATTGATCTATTGCTGTTTGTCCACCTATAACTTTAGCAAAATCTCCAAGAGTTTCTGGTTCTTGTAGAGCTTGTGCTCTTTCAACCAATGACATAGTTTCTGTGCCATCTTTTAATGTTTTAGTTTTATTTAAAAATTCTGCAATTCTTCCATCACCAGAACCTAGTTTAGTTGTGCCTGCTCCAATTAAATCTGGAGTAATAGCTAATAGCCCTGCTCTTAATGGATCACCTTGTTCATCTGTTCCTGCTGATGTTGCAGCAGCCAGTAAAGCTTTTTGTGCAGCAGCTTTTGCAAAAGCTGTTCCAGTCAATCCTGCAGTAGCAGGTCCAAAAGCAGCAGCAACGTAAGGTAAGAAAGGTCTTACCTCTTTAGGTATAATCTTCTTTGCTACTTTACGAATTGGTCTGAATACTTTTTTAAAAAATCCCATATTTTATCTCTAGTTTATGTAGTGAAATGCAAGGCAGCCACGCTTGATATAGGCTGTATCTTTCATTTTACTTGTTTTTTTACTCCCAGTCAATCTAGAATATATTTGTAGCAGCGCCCAAAGGCACCTCTTCAACGGTCACTTTTACATCTCTTCTGATGTGCCCAGATTGCGTAGAAGTATTAGGGTTTTGTACATCTGCTAATGCTTCTGCATCTGACATATATTCTTTACCTGTAACTGTATTGGTTAACGTTACTTCACATTTAGGCGTAATCACTGGTACTTTTTTACCATTGATTGTTTCATACCTAATAGAAGCTTCTGTTTCTATAAACGGCATTATCTATCCTCCCTATTTATTTCTAATACTGATGCAATAACATCTACTGCACCACTTGTTGCTTGTGCTTTTAATATTTCGCTTTCCTCCATAATCAAAGGC